TGAAGCGCCTGCTGCGGGGCAGTGGAATCGTACTGATGACGGGCCATATCCCTGTTTATGGTCTCTTGTGTCATTGCCCGTCTTGCGGCTCCGACATCGCCAATCGCGGAAGCCATACCCAACGGAGCTGACATAATGGACGGATAGAGTTTGGCAAAATTAACGGCGCGATCCTGCGCGGCCTGTTGAGCGCCATAAGTCATTTCTGCCGCTTTGTTCAGCATCTGCTGATTCGCCGCTGCGATTGCGTTGGCTTGCACCAGATCGCCCCGCGTTCCTCCTCCCGCTTGGGTTGAGGTGATACCTTCCCGAATTCCGGGGAGAATATTGGACGTAAGTTGGCTTGTCGCTTGCCGACCCAAGGCATCCATCATCGGATTGAAAGTCGCTGTGTCGATTTCTCCCGATAGTCCACGAAGGAGACGATCCTCTGCCCCCGCTTGCTGCGCGGCGGCTCTCGGCCCCATTGCGTAGCCCAGAACATTATGCTGTGCAGCGGTCTGTGCTGGGTCGAATCCGGCTAATGTGTCTTTGCTGTAATAAGCCGGAGCGCCACGGTCGTAAAGCCGTCTTGCCTCATCAAATCCAGCGGTCAGATATGGAATCTGTTCTTCCCAGGGAGCTGATTCGCTTGTGCTAACTCTTGTGCCACCGCCCATAATAAATTCCTCTATTTTCTTGAATGTCCGCCGCCTGAACTCATAATGTATTCCTCATCTTAAATGTTCCCTCCCGGCCCCGCAGTTCCACCATAAGGGTTTCCTAGCCCTTCTCCACCACCTCTTTGAGCCTCCTCCCTAGATGACGGCCTAAAGTCAATCAAGTTGGTTACTCTATTTATTTCATCGTTTAATTGATCCTGAACCCAATCGCTTCCAGATGGAATTCTGGTCCAGTCAATAACCACTTCTGGTGTTAAAGGATTAATTCTGCCTACATTTATCGGAACATTAACTGGTTGAGCCGCTTTCATATAGGCTTCTTCTTTTGCCCTTTGAATGTCTTGCCGAACAATATCTTGTCTCATATCTGGCCGTACAAAATACCTTCTATCCTGAACACCTTGGTCATTAAAAATAGGAGTTTCTGCGCCTTTCGATTCGTAATCAAACAAGTCTTGGACAGTAACACCGCGAGTGCCGGGGATAACGTCTTTAGCAGGTTGATACTTACCTTCACTATCAAATATGCCGATTCCTGAACTTGCTGACGGACTTTCAGAACCTCCACCGCCCGTGCCGATCAATAGGCCACCTCTACCGCCCGTACCGAGTGATAAGCCACCAACGCCACCGCCAGAGGCGTACAACATCGGCGGTTGATAGTTCCAGATCGAGTCCGGGATTCCCTGGGAGTTGATGTCAGCCTGGTAAAGAATCCCTCGGTTGACTGCCAAAGGACTCCCGGCTGGCATATAAGCAGACCAATCTTGAGCTGTGCGAGGCGTAAAGGTCGGAACGCGCTGTGGGTAATAAGGATTCCCCGGCCCTATCCTTGATGAGCCACCGCCTCCACTTACGGTTCCCTCAGCAGAACTCCAAGGTCTTGTCACCCACCATCGGGATGCTTCAGGCTTGGCTAATTCAGATGCTTTCCACGCATTAAACTTGTCCATCTCTGAAATCCAAGTTTCTTTTGGTGCGTCAGCAGGAGGCAATGAAACACCCGGAACCTTGTCATACCCAAGACCTCTTGCGTGTTCAAGTATTTCTTCGTGATCTCTGGCCCATGCGTCACCGCCGCCGCCGCCTAACATTCCACCAGCCATTATTGAGTCCTCAATTTTTTCGTAAACACGATGTAACTGTCATTCCAATCAGTGAGTATTTTTTTCCAACCTTTTCTTCCCCAGGCTTCCAAAGACTCGCAGCCCACGTTGAGCGCGAACTCTTCAACTTTAGGGAGAAACTTAAACCATCTATCCATCTCCGCACCGCCAATCGCAATAATGCGGAGAACTTTCTTTCTCGGATACGGAATTATTTGTGTCACCATTGCGGCGATCACTTTCTTCTGCCAAATCGCAACCCAAAGCTGCATATCGGCTAACTTCAAAAATTCGTAGAAATCTTCTGTCGCCAGCTCCCCCTCGGAATGGGGCTGGGCTTTTTCAAGTAGATCAGAAACGAGAGGCCAGAAATCCTCAACGTCTTCCGGCCGTAGGAGAAAAACGTCAGAGCTTTGTCCACCCTGAACCGTTGAAGAAGTAAATTCCGGCTCCACCGCTTCCGGGGTTCCAACTTGAGCCATCGGCGTATGCGAGTTGGCCTTTTCGCGGTTTGTCTGGTTCAGCAAAGGTTTCCTCCAATCGGAGATTAGACAGGTTAAAAACAACCTCCCCCAGACGGTTTAATTCATTCGTGAGATAAACGGGAATATCGTCAGGGTTTGTAGGCGGTGGCCCAGGCTGATACCTGGTTACCGATTTAACCTTCTTGCTGTCAGCTATGGCCACGGCTACCCCTGCGTCCCGCGTCCTCTACTTCAAACGATAAACCACTTAACTTCCAATGAGTGTCTGCCGCACTCTCGATCTTCACGCCGTACAGTTTTCCACTGGCGCGACATGACACTTTTGACATCGTGTCAGGATTAAATACAAACGGGCCTTTCCAACTGACACCCTCTTCTGTGGACATCTGAGTGCCCAGATAGATATTTACGGTGTCATCGTTGAGGACTTCCATCTTCGGCCAGATCGCAGAAATCCGTTTTACAGTGCTTTGATCGGGAACGCCCTGCGCGGTCAGGGATAATCCGGTGCGCTCCACATACGAGGTCATGTTGGTTGTGTCTTCTTTGTGACCGCTTCCATCCCGAAACAGCTTTGTTGTCGCGGGAGAGGCAAACACAAGCACATCCTCAAATTTGTCGAAGGTCATCGCCCACCGACCAGAGGCAGAATCCCAACTCCCACTTGCTGCCGCCCATGTCGTAAACGACGCGGGGTCATCAATAATGCCCGGAGTGATACTTGCCAGATCAGGAAGATCCCGAATGGAGAAAGTGTTTCGGATGTAGTTGTAAATGACCGCTTTATCTATCTGGTTCGACGCGGAGTTACCGCTTGCGAAACAGGCGTAAATCTCACCGCGCCCATGATCTGTCACCACAAACGATTTGTCGGCGTATTCACCATCGATTGAACCAAACATCCAGTCCCGAATTTCAGACGGCATGATCGGAGTGACGGTTTGCCCGTTGTTGATATAAAGATCGTCGATTCCGAAAATGAAATGACCGCCAGGGAATTCCGAAACACAGTTTTTCGCCATGATTCCGACCGGGGCAACCTTGCGGAAAGAAAAAATGAAAGGTGCGCCAACGTAGCTCATCTGGTAGACACTGCCCGAAGTGTAAATCTGGAAGGTATCGCCTAACTGCAAACCGTCCCTGATTACCTCCCCAACTCCCGTGTTCAAATAATATTCACCCGCATCGACCGTGTTGCTCGTTTCATCCCAACTAGACGGAACGGATAAGGTCGCGGCCTCTGTTGACCACTTCACCAGAGCGGGATAATTGACGGAGGATTTGGAGACATTCAGAGATACAAGGAATGATTTAAAGGACTTCATCACCTTGCACTCGGTAGAGGCGGGCCAGTTAGAAAGGTCGGCCATGAGAGTGCCGGTGTTGGGCAAGCCGGAGGTCAGCTCCCAGAATTGCGGGTCATCGTTGGGGTTGACCATGATCAGTATCCCGCCCAGCACGGTGGATGACCATCCTTCAGCCGCGGTAGCGGAATAATCACTCGCGGATCGGGTAATGTTGCGCCAGGTTTTTGTGCGGGTCACAACAGCATCGTCTGAGTGAGAGGCGGCACTGGTTGAATTAGCCCCCCGTGTACAGCCTGTTAGCTGGGTTGCGCTTTTGCCCGTATAAGTGATCTGCTCTGAACCGACAGTGACGGTTCCCTTGGTTTCAAAACCCGCTGTCGAATCAAGGGTTAGGGTCGTAACAGAATCATTCACCGAACCGTTCAGCGCATTGGTCAGCGTTGTTGCGTCATACACATAGATCTTCGCCAGACCACCGACGATGAAATACTTTGAGTCTGCGGCTTGCAAAAAGGTGACGTAGTACGGGGCAACCGGACAGGTCGCCATTACTTCGGCGTAGCCTGGGATCTTCTCTATTGAACCGTGCCAAGCCTTGACGTTGTTTCCGTCTGACCAAGCGTTCTGCGGTAACTGCCAGGGAGGTGTGTCTTTCCAGATGCCGACTTCCCCGACATTCTCCATCGCAACGAGGGCCATGTTTAACCCTTCGGGTATTTGCTTTTGACGTTCAACCAATCGCCAATAATGTCATCAAGCTCTTGAATTAACTCATCACCCTGGGTGCGGCGGTAATTAAGATGCTTGAGAAGCGCGTCTAACTGATCACCGATAGGCGGGTACTGTGGCGCTCTCAGACGTTGGTATTCGGTAGCGTCATATTCTGTTTGTAGTCTTGCTCGTTCAGTGTCGATCTCTTCTTGAGTCGGCTGAACCTGTTCGGAATCAAGCCATTCGATCTCACTATTGTTTCTCGTCACGAACTTTGCGCCGGGACGTAACGACAAAAGAATGTCTGCTAGGTTTTTGTTCATCCTTCAATCTCCATAAGCACAATTACAGCCAACTCATCTGATCCATTAACGCAATACTCTGCGGTATCGATGCCTGTGCTGCTAATCTGCAATGTATATGTCAATTCAGAAGTGCTTGATGGAGAGTGAAGCCACAAAAGAGGATGAATAAGGCCGATCCGGTTGTTGCTATTAGAGGTATGAAAATAAGTGGCTGTTCTCCCAAAGCCATATGACACGTTTGGGAAATTTGTTGAGGTGGCGCTTTCGTTAAATCTCAACACTGGGTTGTACAGAAAGTTGTCGTTTCGTTTACCAAGGAGCGGGGCTTGCGCCCAAACCAACACCTTGTTCGATGTTGACGCACAAGTTATTGATGCGTTCAATCCAGTGTTTGTAAAACTTCCACTGGTTGTTGACGAAGCAGTGTTGTCTGTAGCGGTGATAACCTGCAACACCTTTCCTCCACCAGCCGCCGCCCAAGCCCCGTCGCCTCTCAAAAAAGTCGAAGAGGACGCAGTGCCACTGCCCAGTCTTGCCGTTGGCACAGTGCCTGACGCAAGATTGCTTGCGTTGCTGGGATCAGATGCGAGTTTTGACAGCGCAATCGCTGCATCGCTCTTTACATCGGCATTGACAATGACACCACTTGCAATCGAGGTGACTCCCGCGTTGGTGATCGCAATATCACCGCTGACTGCCTTGTTGTGGTAGTCCGTACCATCAGCGATCATTATGTGGGCGTTGGTCGCCGCCAGAGAGTCATCGAGGATGTTGATCTTCGCTGGCGTAACGGCATCATCGTCAATCTTTGCTGTGGTGACCGCATCATCCGCGATGGTGGGATCATCCCAGGCAACACCATTCGTCGCGCCACTGCTTGCAGTCAGCACTTTCCCGTTTGAACCTACGGGGAGTCGTGTTTCCGAGTCTGTAGTATTGTAGACAAGCAGGTCACCTTTAGTAGTAAGGCGGTCAGGAGCAAGAACATCTACCTTTTGCCA